CGAAGGCGATGTCCTCGCCCATGGTCAGGCCGTCGCACGACGCCGACAGGCGGCCGTCCGAGCAGGTGACCGGGTAGAGGTCTTCGCCGATCAGGTCTTCGACCAGCGGACGCGCCAGCGCTTCCACTTGGTGGCCGTAGTCCAAGATGTGCTTCTGCACCCAGTCGCTGAATTCCTGCGCGGTGCCGGTAGCTTTCATGTGCAGCAGCTCGGTGCGCGTGACCAGCGACGAGATGCCCAGCATTGCGGCCGCCTCGCTGGCGCCGAACTTCTCATGGCGGTATTGCTGCCATTCGGGGCTGCCTTGGGTGAGGTCGTGGATAGTTGCCATGGTGTTCTCCTTATTCGCCTTCGTGGGCCCAGCTGTCGATCGTGAGCTTCTGGTCTTCGCTGAGGATGGTTTTCGTGCTGAGCATCGAGATCAGCGTCGCCGGCGTCTTCTTCCCCGACAGGATCAGGTCGCGCCAAGCCGGGGTGTTCTCGGCGAACTTTTCGGGCGTGCACACTGGCAGTTCCGGGCGGGCCGGCGCCGCCACCGCGGCCGCAGCCGGCGCAGGCGTGATGTCGCGCTCGACGCGCTCCTCTGCTGGGTAGTCGCGCAGCTCCTCGGTCGACTTGATGCCCTTGAGGGCGTCGGCGAACAGGTCGCGGGCGGCGAAGGCGAACGCGCGCATCTGCAGCATCCGCTTGGGCGCGGTCTGCCACGGCCCCGATTTCCCGGCCAGGCCGGCCTTTTTCGCGTCTTCCATCGTGAACGTGGTGACCACCGCCGAGCGCCCGCGCCGTTTCAAGGTGACCGTGCAGTAGGTGTCCTGCTTGTCCTCGTGCAGATCCTCGAATTCGGGGTGGCTAATCACCAGCGCCCGCATTGCATCGCCCCAGATGCTGGGCCGACCGTTGATGACCGAGATACCCTGCAGCGACTGCATCGGCTTCAGGCCCAGCTCGGCACCGGTCTGCACGGCCACCAGCACGTTGCCCGGCTTGTTGACGTAGTCCTTCGGCACCATGTCCGAGGAGGCGATGATCTTTGCGAAATCCATGGCCTCGGCCAGGTTGCGCGGAGAAAGGGAGAAGGTCGCTTCGCCCTGGGTGGTCAGTTCGTTCATGGTTTCCTTCGTGGTTAAAAGCCGGTGAAGTAGGTGCGCACGGCGCGGGCGGCCGCCTTGCGCGGCTGGAAGCCGGCGCGCAGCGACAGGCGGTACTGGTTCAGGATGTGGCGGAACATCGTCTTTTCCTCGGTGGTGGTGATGGGTTACCAGTTGCTGATCTCGCGCCGGCGCGCCGTCAGCACGATCTGGCGTTTGCGCTCGTCGAGCTCCATCGGCACGGACTGGACGCGCAGGCAGTAGAAGTGTTCGGCGCGGGCTTCGGCGCGGGCCAGCGCCCGGGCGTTCAGCCACAGGGCGGCCGGCTTGGCGAGCTTGCGCACCAGGCGGCGCGCGATGCGGGCGGCGATCATGCGGCCTCCTGGCGTGCGAGGATTGCGACTTTTTTGCGCTCGTAGCTTTTCGACCAGCCGGGGCGACCGGTCACTGGATGACGGCGGATCGTGACGCCGCGCTTACGCAGCTTGCGGGCCCGCTTTGCTGACACAGCCGTGTCGAAATCTGGATGGTCGCGATACAACTTGTCCTGCCACGCCAACGTCTCGCGCGGGTCGTATTTGTAGTAATCGCCCGATGGCTTGTTCGCCGCCAGCCAGGCCTGCAGCTTCTCGCGCGCCACGTAGCCGCCGAAGAAGCAATAGCAGTTCTCCAGCTGCGCGATTGTCGCCACGCCGATCTGTACCGCGTCGATGCCATCGTGCGGAGCGCAGGACCACACCTGGCCGTTGCACTCGAACTGCGAGCCGTCGGTGAGCTGAATCGAGAACTTGCGACCGGCGAAGGCTTTGCTCGACCCGGGCTCGATCTGCATGAAGTCGTAGAAACCGCTGTCGTGCGCGGTGAGCTTATTGCCGTCGCGCCGATAGATGTGCCGCGGCGCGCGGTCGACCACGACGTAGTAGCAGATGGTCTTGCTACCGGTCATGTACGGTTTCGCGATCACGTCGATGATCTGGATCGGCTCGTTCGTGCTGCTGTCCATCCTGCTGCTCCTCGTTCTGGCCGGCGCCACCGGCGGTTGTTGTTCGTCGCCGTCTGTTCCGGCTGCCAGGGCATTTCAGGTCCCGCTGCGTCGATTTCTGACCCGACATCAGGGCAAGCCGCGCGTTGTGAGGGGCGCGGCGCTCCTGTTCGATCACGCCAGGGCGCGGTCCTTCGCGATGTCGATCATCAGGTCGACGTAGTCGTCGTAGCGGGCGCGGGCGGCGGTTTCGACTTCTTGCAGGGCCAGCGGCTCGGCTTCGGCGTGGATCACGTCGGCCAGCAGCTTGCCCAGGGCGGGCTCGCCGGCCAGCTCGCGGCGCGCCACTTCGGCCAGGGTGTTGTCGTCGGCCAGCGCTTCGCCGAGGCAGTCGAGGATCAGTTTCTTGGTAGGCTGCTGATCAGCCAGGAAGGCTTCGGTCAGGCGCTTGGCGGTGGCTTCGGTCGCAATGGCAATCGCGTCTTCGTGGTCAGCGGGGTTGAAGCGGAAGGGGCGCATCGTGTTCTCCAGTTCGGCTGCTCGGCGAATGCTGAGCTGTCTGCGTTTCAACAAACTACAACGTCAGGTTACAACAAGCCGAACAGTGCTGCAAGTAAAAGTTGTAATGAAAGGCGAAAAAGTTGGAGCGTGGGATGTTTGGCGGTTGTAACGTGGGGGGGAGGCGTAAAAAAACCCGCTCAAGGCGGGTATGGCAGTTGTGACTGAGTTGTAAGCTAGGCGGTCTGCTGAGAGGATGCCGTCGGTTTTTTGTCGTGCCCCGAAGGAATACCCATGAATCCGCGCATCACCCAGCCTATAGCTTTTGACACTAGCCAGAAGACGAATGCTGAAAAGATCGTGCCAACCGCTGCTTGACCACGCTGTTGCCAAGCAGCGTTGAAATAGGTTGTCTCAGCCTCTTGTTCCTGCTGGGCACTCGGCTCGAAGTTTCGTGCGAACTGCTTGGTATATGTCGTAACGTCTGCCGAGTACTTTTCATTCAAGTAAGTGTATTTCTCATCCCTCGAATATGGGACCAGCATGCGACCATCCTCTGCCTTTTGCGCTGGGAAGCAAAATGAAGCACGATATGGCTTTCCTGACTTCGTTTTGCGGTCGGCGAATTCAACGGCGTCCGTTGTCCAGTCGCAGCGGTCGCTAGAAAGCACCAGGCCGGTGGATAAGACCCGATACTCCACCTCCGCATTCACAGACTGAAAGCAGGTGATTGCTGCTCCGCCAGCGAGAATGATTCCGCAGCAAATTTTGGTTATGCGGCGAGCGCCTTCAAATATGTTCATCGTTACATGCTCGTCATTACGAACTGGCGGCCCTTATTGGTCTCGCATTTGCCAATTACAGTGCGGCCGTCCTTGGCGTAGCTGCACTGCAGATACTCGCCGCTGGTGGCGACCAGCAGGGCCTGGCCGGTCGCTCCAGGCACCACGATGGTCGAGGTAGACATGGATGGGCGCAGGCCGAACGTCTGGGTCTGGCCGATCGCAACTGTGTCACTTCCGACTGCCGTACCGGTATATGCGACTCCATCAATATTCACTGAAAGCTTTTTGCCCATTTGATCGACTGCCATTACATATCGTTGGCTATCTTGCGAAATGAGCGTAACTTGAGAAATGCAACCGGATAGCAAAACTGCGGTGATGAGAGTCGCGAGCTTTTTCATATATTCTTTTTGTGCGTCTAAAAAGGTAATTCCGGTTCAGCAAACTTAGCTTCCGTCCACTCAACATCTCCGAGTGCGAGGAATTCAAGTAAATATGGCACGGAATCAAATTCAGCCACCGACCTGGCGTTATTCCATGCCGTGTTATCACGTGCGACTAGCATTGCCGGTAGCTGAAACTTCGCCTGCAGCTCACTCAGCAGAGGTCCAGCCACGTCCCACCCCAGCTGCCTGGGCTCAACAAGTACGATCGCCATGCGCACTCCGCGCAGGCGTTGAATCGAGTGCAGCATTAAAACCTTTCTGTTTCCTTCCTTACTACCCGACCAATAATTTGCGACGTATCGCTTTGAAATGATTGGCGGTAATACCTGCGCTGATCGACATTATCGGAAACCAGCCACCAACGGCCTGCATCGCGTGCCAGACGCTTGATTGCAGGTTCACCTTCGTAATTCACGGCATACACAGCACCAGCGACCGGCTGAATATCGGCTGTATTAATTACGACGAGGTCACCTTCATAAAAAGTCGGCTCCATGCTTTCGCCCCGCACCGTAATGGCGATCAGCTTGGCGCGCGAATACCCATTCCGCTCGATCCAATCCGTCGGCACGGTGGTCGACCCACCGTCATAGGGTTCCGGCTCGACTTCAAAGCCGCTGAGGCCTGCCGTGAGGCGCAGTCGCACCTTCGGAATGATCGTCAACCTAGGATCGTCTTGATCAGCACCTTCTACGCGCATGAAGCTGCCGGGCCGCAGGCCGCTGACCGGGTCGGCTTGCTTCTGCTCAGCCCCGCCAGCTGCATCGCTTTGGATCCCGAACTTCAGATGTGCCGGCGTCACGCCCAGGAACTCGGCAGCCATCTCGAGGTTTCTACCGCGGGGTTCGGTGACGCCTGCCATCCACTTCTGGACAGCTTGAGGGGTCACACCGATATACCGCGCCATCTCGGATTGGTTGCCGCCGTTTTTGGCCTGTAATAGGTCCGTTAATCGCTTTGCCATATTTTCCACACATCCATATTACAAGGCTTAGTTGTAGATATCACTGCAAAAATAAGTTGTAATGAAAGGCGCCGTGATGTAACCTAGGGTTGTAACCCACAACTACAGACCAACCCTATGGAAACCGGAATCGCAAAAGCCATTCGTTTAGCTGGAAGTCAGACCGCGCTGGGCAACCTCCTCGGACTGACGCCGCAGGCCATCCAGAAATGGGCGGCCCAGGGCGCCGTCCCTGGCGAACGTTGCCGCGAGGTCGAAGCCAAGCTGGACGGCCAAGTCACACGTTACGAGCTGAACCCCGCTGTTTTCGGGGACCCACCGCAGATCATCGCCACCGAATCTCAGCCGCAATAAATCTGCGGCTTTTTCTACGTCCAAAAAGTTGCACGTGGGCATTTGCCCAGTAGTACCCCGGCCAGTTGGCCGTCCTCGTAATCCGCACCACCAAGGAGAAACACCATGAGCTTGAACCCCGCAACCCGCACCGTCACTGTCGAAGTTCTGCTGAACGAAGGCGAAGTGGCTGGATTGGATGCCATCCGCGGAGGTCTGGGCCGCAGCCCTTTCCTCCGCAGTCTTTACCACGCCGCGGCGCAAGCGGCATCGACCGTGCGCACGCATGGTACGACCCCGCCGCGTGGCCGGGAATCCCGAGGATGTCCGGGTCCCGGTCGCCTGGCCGGCCGAGCGCGTGGCGTGAGCAACGGCCGGAGGCATCTTTAACGGCTTCCGCCTGCGCCATGAGACGGTAAGCAAATAGCCCGGGTTCGCCCAGGGCCAAGAGAGAAAGTAAAGCTATGACAACAAAGACAGACAACTACGCGGCGACGAAGGTGCTGGCGAAGGCCTGCACCTGGTACGACCGTCGCAAGGCTGTGGCGCACGCGTCAGCCAGCGAGAAGGCACGCGCAGCTGGACGGTATGAACAGAGCGGCAACGAGCTGGCGGAGGCCGTCGAGCAGTACCGCAAGCCCGAGGGGAAGAATTGATGGACGGCTCGATCATCGCCATCCCCCGCGACATGATCAAGGCCAAAGCCCGCGCAGCACATGCGCGCGGCGTCGGCCGGGCAGATCACAACTTCAACTGGCACGCTATTGCCGCCATCGCCGTCTGGCAGCACGAATGGGATCTGTGCGAGGCCGAGAAGTACCAGCAGCTGGCCGAGGTATCTCCACCATGACGAATCAAGCCGAAGGCGCGCTGCCGGCGCCGCTCACCCCGCCGGACTGCGATCTGCAGGATTTCAAGTTCATGCCGCTCGATGTCGCGCGATTGCGCGACAGCGATATGGCCAGCGAGCAGACCCCTGAGGAAAACTGGGCCGCGGTGCTCTTGTGGGCCGCAGCCTGGCACCAGGTACCCGCTGGCAGCATGCCCGACAGCGACAACTGGATCGCGAAGGCGGCTGGCTATCTCTCGCGCGGTCGCATCGATCCTCACTGGAAGGACGTCCAAGCCGGCGCCATGCGCGGGTTCATCCTGTGCAGCGACGGCCGCTGGTACCACCCTG